TGCAAGATTCACTATTCAAGCTGGAACAGGATACGACAGAATTGTGGCAAGATGGGTCGGATAATTCACTAGTATAACAACTTCCCATTAGAGAATTGTATGAACTTCTGGTTACACATGAACTAGAGGTCTCGCAAGAAGTGTATGATTCACTGGATGGAACAGTATTACAAGATGAACTATTTAAGCTTGAACATTGACTACTACTAGTAATTTCGTATGAGCTATAAGAATTATCCTTTGAACTACAAATTAAACTGTCCTCTTTATCACTATCAGATCGATCGTAGCTTTCTTTATGTCTTTCCATTTTACTTTTGAGTTATATTTTTGTTTCAAAACACAATCGTCATTATCAAATTAATATAAGTGCTAGCAATTAGTATATGTTACCTTCAATAAAAAGGTTTTCTCCCATATTCATATTGTATTTTGAATAAATTAAGGTTTGTTTAAAAATGATATACTTGGACATTTTTAATTCGATATCAAAATATTTATGTGTAACTGTTGTTTTGGATCTACTGAAGGAGAATCATGTGGTTGGCCTCGAGGAACAGTTAGGGCCTGTGTAGCATTAACCACTATTCCTCTCGGATTTCTCGCATCTACAATCATCATGGTTATACTAATCATTAAAGAGCAATATACTATAGCCCTGGGAGTTAATGGTGTAATTTGGGGGGTGATCGGAACCATTATCGGTCACTATTTTGGTGCTAAACAATCAGAAGGAGCAGCCAAGATGATATCACAGGCAGAGCATGAATTGATAGAATCTAGAAACATGGAAATTGCTCGGAAAGATATTGGATCGATGGTAGCAATTCCTAATTCCTCAACTAATACAGTAATAGGAACACCATTAATGGAAAATTCAACCAATCGAAGAGTGCCTAGAGGATATAGCCCTATTCCGCTAGTACGGAACGATAGAGCCAATCTGCCAAAATCTCACAATCCAAGCGATGTGGTAATTAATATGGAAGATAAGGATAATAATGTTGATGTTATTATATCTGGTCCTTAATATATTATAAATTATTATAATATATTATGTTATAGCTCATAAATAGATTTCTAATCAACTTCTTCTATCTTTACACCACTTTTATTATGAGTCGATGGCTGTTCATTATTTCCCTGAGCTGCTTGAGATAGTAATGGTTGGAGAAACTTCTGAAAGTCTTCGGTTTGATGTTTGATTTCTTCAAGAGTTGCTGTTTGGTTGTTATCTAACCATTCCTGTACTTCACTAACCTTAGTTTCTATTTGAGATTTGATATTTTCATCAACACCCTCGGGAAGGTTATTCCTTATGGCATAGATAGATGTTTCCAACTCATTCCTAGCCTGAACTCTTTCGGCATTTTGTTTATCCTCTTCCTCATGTTCCTTGGCTTCTTTAACCATACGATCAATCTCATCTTGACTTAATCTACCCCGGTCGTTTGTTATCTGAATCTTATTTTCCTTTCCTGTTCCTGTTTCTACAGCAGTTACTTCTAAAATTCCATCAGCGGATACTTCAAATGTAACTTCTATTTTTGGTACACCTCTTGGAGCGGGAGGAATACCATCTAAATCAAACTTTCCCAACAGGTTGTTATCTCTCGTAAATTTTCTTTCACCTTCAAATACTTGAATAGTTACTGCTGGTTGGTTATCACTGTATGTACTAAAATTTTGAGATTTCTTACTAGGAATAGTTGTATTCCTGTCTATCAAATTTGTCATAATACCCCCAGCAGTTTCAAGCCCCAAAGATAAAGGAGCTACATCCAATAATAGAATATCTTTAGTATTTTCATCCATTACACCAGCTAAAATAGCTCCTTGGATCGCCGCACCGTAAGCTACTGCCTCGTCCGGGTTAATTGATTTACAAGGTTCTTTCCCGTTGAAAAAGTTGGTAATAAGTTTTTGGATTTTAGGGATTCGGGTTGAACCTCCAACAAACACTATTTCATCTACATCTCTCTTTCCGATTTTCCCGTCTTTCAATACCTTTTCCACAGGAGCTAAAGTTTGTCTAAAGAGATCAGCACATAGTTCTTCAAATCTAGCACGAGTAATGTTAGTATAAAAATCTATGCCTTCATAGATACTATCAATTTCAATGGATGCTTGTGTAGCACTAGAGAGTGTTCTTTTAGCTCTTTCACAAGCACTTCTCAAACGTCTAAGAGATCTAGCGTTATCCCGTATATCTTTTTTGTTTTTACGTTTGAACTCTGCTACAAAATGATCGACTAGACGATTATCAAAGTCTTCACCTCCTAGGTGAGAATCTCCTGCTACAGCCTTTACTTCAAAAATTCCATCATCAATCTCCAGTAGGGAAACATCATGAGTTCCCAAAAATGTTACCGTGAAGTCGTTTAAACTTCACTTCTTGCACTCTCATGCAAGTTCAGACTATATCTTACCAAGTATTATAGATTTATTTTCTTCATAATTCCTAGGAAATATAAGAAAATATGAGCTATATATCTTCCTTTCTATTGCAGCATTAACTGCATCTATTTTGGCCTGCCATTTGCCATTTTTAACTTGTTCATTGTGCCAACAATGTTCAGCTTTAATTTCAACTAATGCATTTAGTTGAGGGATGTAAAAATCAACCCTATACTTATGAGAACCATTATTCCATGTATATTCGAGATTAGGTCCATTTTCTACTACAATATTATGTTGTGCACAGAAATTAACAAATTCCAGTTCCATCTTGGATTGGAATGTTATTCTGGTACCTTCAATATTTTCCGTAGGTCTAACCTTATACACGTTATTACATAGATTGCATTCATTGCATAATAACTTGGTTCTCCCTTTTTGTATATAAAGATCACGGTTGGTAAACAAATCATTACATACATCACATTTATAGGTAATGTATTCTGGTTTGATAAACTCCTGTGTCATAGAATCATACAAATAAGGGTTGAATTTTGTCTGGTTATGTACTATAATATGAGGACAATAAACAAGACTAGCAATATTAGTATATTTACCGTCTTGAACTGATACTATTCTTGGACGAAGAACTTCGAATTCATCTGATGTAAAATGTCTTTCGAAATATTTTGTCTTAAAATATTCAGTCATACGATTAAATTCAATATTACTATTATGTATATTATATTGACCTGTAGTAACAATAACCAATTTGGGTTTAGGTACAACTTTCCCATGTTTTTGATAAGTATTTGTCATAAAGTTAGAATGTAATAACCGTTTATTAGGGTCCATTTCTTTACATTTATAACATCTTACCTTACCTTCATTAAGCTTTCTGGGAATGTTACCTAAATTAACTATACTTTCTACTCCGCATGTGATACACATATATGTTACTTTATATTTAGTGTACCTAGGTAGAATTTTCCGTTAAGTTCCAATTTGTATATTGGAACTTTGGTATTAGAATACATACTCGAGTGTTTAACCAATTTTAAAGTGGAAAAATCAATCGATTTTCCTGTATCTCTAATTTCCACACGGACAATATTGTTAATTAATTTGTTGGCAGTTTCAATATCCATTTATGAATATTTGGCAGTTAATTTTAGGAAGATTCAATTTACTTGGTCCTGGCGCTCGTGGGTATTTCATCATATCAATATTATTGACGTAGATTACTTTACCTAGTCGTTGAACCTTCGTCCTCTTTCGAGGAACGCTCGGCTGCTGATTGCCCAATCCCTAGATTTTTCAAACCGTCACGCTCATCGTTACTGATCACGTTGTGGTATCTAGGGCTCTAAGGGGTTCCCAGCAATTCACCAGGTTTTGGGGTTTTCTGATTTATATTCGATCGCCCCGGGGGCAGTATTAGTGATGTTTACCTCCACAATCGAATATTATTACATTCTTAGTTCCCTGGCCCATACTATCTAGACCATATGCAATTGCTGCGGCAGTTGGTTCATTGATAATACGTCGAACGTTCAACCCAGCAATAACTCCGGCATCCTTAGTTGCTTGACGCTGGGAATCATTAAAGTAAGCAGGAACCGTTATCACAGCATCTTTAACTTCACAACCCAAATACTCTTCTGCAATGTTCTTCATTTTTGTGAGAACCATTGCAGAAATCTGTTCCGGAGAATACTCGGTTTTCTCTCCCTTGTAGTAAACCTCAAAAATGGGTTTTCCATTTTTCTCTATTACATTGAAAGGCCAATGTTTCATATCACTTTGAACAACCAGATCTTTAAAGTTTCTACCTATTAGTCTTTTAGCGTCAAAAATAGTATTAGTTGGATTTAAAGTAACTTGGTTCTTAGCAGAGTCCCCAATTAAACGTTCAGTATCAGTGAATCCTACATATGACGGAGTTGTCCTATTACCTTGATCGTTAGCAATGATCTCGGCACGACCGTTCTGATATACGGCCGTGCAGGAATAAGTAGTTCCAAGATCAATACCTATAATGACCTCCGTTTTTTGATTCGACGAATCTCCCATTTTATTTTTAATCTATTTGTCTTGTTTAAATCATTTTTCTAATAGTGTAGACTCTGATAAGAACCAAGTTACAATTAAATGACCTCCCGACTAGCAAGTCTCAGAGTCTCAACATCTTGTGCATGAACGTCTGTCTATGTCTCCTTTTATATTTCCTTAACATTATTTTTTCTAGTTTAATGTTTATAAAATTTCTATCAACTCTTTCTATTATATCTTCAAATTGAATACTTAACTCATGAATAACACTTGTTATATTTTTATTAATATAAAATTATATAAGTTTTCTTATATAATTTATTGTAATGATCATAAAAATAGGTTCTTTATTTCATTTATGGGTCGATAGGAGCTACAGCATCCTTTGCCCCGGTAATGAAGGGAACAGCTGTTTGCCAATCTGGGACATCGTTGGAGCTCTGATTGTATTCAAAACATAAACGAGCTCCATTGTGATGAGCAGAAATTCTCCACTTACCGAAAGTTAGGTATACACTGTGGGCATCCTGAGTACCCACAATATGGAGTCTATCAAATCTGTGTAATCCTTGTCCGATCCCATTGACTCTATCTAATTTATCATCACGAAGTTGCTGTTCAGCCTCCAAAGCTCTAGCAGTTTCGGAAGCCAAGTCGTCGGATACAAGTTCTATTTTATCAGACAATTCTCCCTCAGCTAGTTGGGCTCTTTCTATTTCGGCCGTAATAGAAGCTTGTAATGCGGTATCAGCACTTGATCTCGCGGTTGTCTCATCCAGTAGTTTTGTGTTTAAATCAGCAACAGCCTCTATTCTAGCAGTAACCTCAGCAGTTAGTTTACTGTCTAATTCTACATCCGCGTTTTCACGAGCAACTTTCTCGGCGTCAACCGCGGCTTGAACACTAGCGACAGCGGCAACACGATCGGCTACTTCCTGGTCAAGATCGGTCCTGAGTGCGGATTCTGCGTCTTTGGCCCGGTTAATTTCCACGGCAAGATCATTGGCAATAGCTTGATCAGTAGCGAAACGAACTTCCCCTTCTCTAGCAATAGCCAGAGATAATTCATTTTCTAAAGTAGTACGAGCATCCAAGTTAAATAGAGCAGCGTCTGCGTCAGCTTGCTCACGAGCAACTTTCTCGGCGTCAACCGCAGCTTGAACATCATCAACAGCTGCAACACGGTCAGCCACTTCTTGATCAATAGCTGCTTGGAGTGCTGCTTCAGCTGCTTTAGCTCTTACCTCCTCTGCGGCAATTGCATCAAGTAATGTTTGCACTACATCAGGATTGTTTTGGAGAGCTTGGGCGATCTCATTGAGAGTATCTAGAGTGCCAGGGGCACCACTCACAAGGGCATTAATGTCATTGGAAATTTTTGATTCCAACTCTGCTTTAAGAGCGGCATCTGCTGCTGTACGATCTACAATCTCCTGATCAAGAGCGGTTTGCAAAGTGGAATCCGCTGCTTCACGGGCAGCTTGTTCGGCGGCATCGGCGGCTTTCCGGGCTTCTGTCTCGAGGTCGATTAAGGCATTCAAATCGGCTCTGAATTGAGTCAGTTGGCTTAATCTGACTGCTTCTTCAGGGTTTTGAGCATCTAGGGTGAGGCATATCCTATCAAAGATAGCGCTTACTTCGAACAGTTTGTTCTCTTGGTCCGACATGTTTACTGTAAAGATTATTTTTTTTTTTATTTTTTATTTAAATACAAACATTACGCATAAAAAAAAAATATCCTTCACGGTAAAGAATATTTTTATTTTTTTTTTAAATTTAAATTACAAACATTAAGCCAGAAAAAAAATCTGGATTACACTAAAATGAATGAATGTCGAAAACGATTTTTTTCCGATATTGATATTGATTTTTATCATAATTATGATAGTTCTATTGATATTAATCTATTTAATTATTGATAAGAAAGATAATAACCGGCGCAGTAAACACATTTACCATTACGATTGTCGTAGAGATTGTGTTTGTGACACTCCTAACAAGAAATATAATAATAGCTGTAGTGGAGACAATTGCGATTGTGATAAAGATTACACGGAACCACAACGATCAACGGGACCACAAGGATCAACGGGATCAACGGGATCAACGGGACCACAAGGATCAACGGGATCAACGGGACCAACGGGATCAACGGGATCAACGGGATCAACGGGACCAACGGGACCAACGGGATCAACGGGACCACAAGGACCAACGGGACCACAAGGACCAACGGGACCCGATAAAGATAATAACAACTGTAATGGACACTATTGCGATTGTTTTAAATGTCAAGGTTGTGCCACGGTCTCTAAAAAATCATCGTTCGATATTTTTTATAATCAAACTGACATAATACATGAATATGGTACAGATAACCCAATAAATTTTGGTGATTACAAGGGATACTCTTTTTTTAATCATAGGGGTATATATATACATAAATATAATTATAAAATATATTTACTGAATGTATCAATAAATTACAAGGAAAAAGATAGTTCTTTTCCTTATGCCGTTATCGATTTAGAAATAAAACTAAACGAAAAAGTTATACATTGTAAAAAATATAGTCAGGATGCGAACAATTCAGTAAAAGAGAATTTAATATTGAAATTGGAAAAGAACGATAAAATTACATTTCATTTGAAAAACGAAATAGATAAAGATATTATTATAGATACTAATTCTTATATAATATTCAATGAAATATATGATAATACAACACCTTATGAAAAATTTATATTGAATAATTAGGACGTCCTAATATTATATTAATAATAACAATATATTATTAATATGTAAATAATTATTTTAACAGTCTAGAGAGCTTAGTAAGCAATAAATCTAAATTTAGAGCAATATCATCAATCTTTTCACCCAGTTCATCTAATTTCTCATCATTAAATTCGCTAATAGATGTTGTTTGGGGTTCAGTATTTTCAATTGAGTGAGTAAGTTTGATGTCTAAATTATTCAGTTTATTCTCCATCATTCTCAATCTAAAATTGAGAGGTAATTCTCCACATCGAATTTCGAGGAGTTTTATTTCCAGAGGTGTGAGGACTGTAGCGATATTGTTAATATCATCTGATAACTTATTATGTCTTGTAATCATATTTGCGGTATCATCAATCAACCCTTGTCTTATCTTCTCACACATAACTTTACCCCCCATAACTTCTCCCATCTTCTCGAATTCAACCGCCGCTTCCTTTAACTGCTCTTCATCAAGATTTAAAATTTTAACTAAACCATCTTGTAATATCTGAGCCTGATTGTTTTCATTTTCTGTGTTATTAAGTTCCGTGAAGGTCTCTTCTATTGTACCTACCATATTATCAATGGTATCTGTGATTTCATCAAAGGCATCCTCGTCGTCTTCATCGATAATATTCTTGAATACGTTAACTACAGATTGGTAGATATTATTGGAAGTGTCTTTTGATTGATCTTCTGGTTGATCATCTGATTTCAATATCTTTTTTATAACACTTTTCATTTTACGGATTTCACTTAATAACAAATTCTCACCGAGAGATTTTGTTTCGTTATTCTTGTCTTCATTATCCGTATTTTCGTCATCAGGAAAATTATCTGAATGATCTTTTATAGGGTGTGTAGTATTGTCTTTATTATCGGATTCTTTACTAATCTTACCGCTGATATCCGGGCTAGAGGAATCATCGTCTGTCTCTGTTTTTTCAATGTTATCCACGAAAGGGAAGTTCTCTTCAAAATTTTCTATTAGTCCGCCAAGCACGTTAGAGAATTTATTGCTTTCTCCCGGGAATATTTGACCAAATACATTAGCCACCTCTTTAGTCATGTTGATACTTTTATTTTTCATATTAAGGGCTTCCTTAAAAATATCAGTTGATGACATTATGGTATTTATCAGATTCTCGTTATCACATCTCTGTTCTAACCAGAAGCGAATTCCCTTTTTGTTGTTATCATTTACCAATTTTAACAACTCTTCTTTATCGTCTCTTGATAGACTTAAAAATAGTTTATGCAATTCAGACTTATCACCGTCACCGAGTGATTCTCCAAATTGAGAGAATATATCTCCTATCTTACCTAAACTTTTGTTTAGGTCCATACTAACCGACCCGAATAATTTCCCCATATTTTTAATCGCGTCCGCTAATTCGATAAATGATGTTTCTTTTTCCGGTTCATTATTATCGGATGAAGTATTTTCAGATGAAAAGCTGCTATCATATGATTTATTGTCTCCCTCAAAATTGTCTAGACTCATCTTTAAATATAAAAATTTCCTTTTAAATAGTGCATCTTTATATAGTTACATGTAAAAATATCAATTATCTAGAAATATGTCATTCGTTAGATATAAAGGTTAATGGTTTTAATGTGTATATCAAACCAGTTACCTCCTGTCTAATTGTATCCAATCTAGCAAGGATACTATCTAATTGTTTTAATACCTTTTCCTTATCAAAATTAGTTAGTTCATTAGAATTAATAGAACTCAAAATAGTATTAATATTTTCGGATTGTTCTGTCATATCAGCTTCTATCCGTTCTGCAATCTCTGTTCCGGCTGCGAATGACGATATTAACATAGATAATACTTGGTCTATATCTTCAGTTGGTATATCGTTGGATTTGGACCATTCTGCGATTTCATCTGGCGTCGCATCTCCTGATACAATTTTTAAAAGTATCGGTTTTTCTCCCTTTTCTAATGATTCAATTACATTGACTACTTCATTGATATCACATTTGTCTCCAACCGGATCTTCATCACGATTGTCTATAATGGTTTTCATTTCTGTGTTATTAATGATTCTGGGTATTTCTTTACGTAGAGTTCCAATTAAATTTTCCATAGTAAAGTCTTCTTCTTGAATTTCAACCGGGGTTTGAGACATTTTAAGAAGGTTGTTTTGAATTTAATGATATTCAAATTGATTGAAATACCCATTCATTTAAACAGTGTTAAAAGAAAGTATCAAATTATAAATAATATGATTACTAGTGAATTTGATAACGGAGACCTCGATATCCCCGATCTCGAAGACTCCTATCTCGAGGAATCTGCACCTGAATTGATAAATTTAGACATATATAATGATGGTACCCACGAAGAAAACCTGAAGGATACCGATACAGTAACAATCCAAACACATGATGGGTGTTTTTATCTTTCCGATGTAGGAGCAGTCTCTCTTCTCACTAGTTATTACAATCAAAGTGGGACAAAAGTCCATCTGATCCGATCAAGTGATCCAGAGCTATTAAATAATTCTGATATCCTTGTTGATGTCGGAGGTATTTACAAACCGGAAAGTCATCGCTATGATCATACTGTTTTCCCGGATATCGAAAAAATGCCAATGAGTGCTATTGGTATGGTATGGGAATATTTCGGTATTGATTTGTTGAAGTTATATATTGAATCTCAGAGGGAATTTAATGGGATACAAGACTGGGAAAGTCTCATTCATGGTTTGCATAAGGAAGTCTATGATGTTATCATTCGAGAGCTAGATTCGGATGCAACCATTACTTCACCTTCACAAATAATGGGATTATCTTCGATCATAAGTTCAATGAATCCATCAAATTCTGATGACGAAGTTGAACAAATGAATTCTTTTGAGGAGGCAGTAAGATTGTTTGGCAGGATTTTCGAAATCAAACTGCGGGAGGTTATTAGTGAATATTTTAATTACCAACGTAATCTTGATATTATCAAGAAACATTTGGATGAGGTACCAGAAAATATAGAATATTTAATAATAACAGAGAAAGTGGAACACATTCTTAGATGTCTAAATGTGTTGGATCCAAAAAATCAGATTAAGTTTCTGATCTTTCAGATTCCAGATGAAACAATTACTATCCGTACAAGACACAGCAAAAAGTTAGAGAAAGACTTTATTCCATTACTAACGGAGGAAAAGGCAAAGGACGGTTTGGGTGATGATCTGATTTTTGTACATGAGAATTTATCGATTGCCAAGACGAAAACAGTTGAAGGTGCCGTTTCATTGGTTGGACATTCCATTCTTGCAAATGCTAACGTTTCCGAAGACGTCCCTACTAGTTATTTAAACTTGTCAAGACCTCGAAAAGTGGGGAAATGGTTAATAGCTGGAGGTGTAGGGCTCGCTGGGTTAGTAGTAGTTGGGACATTGTGGTTTAAAATTCAAAAATCAGATTTGACCCAGAATTAACATAATAAAATATATTTTATTATGTTAGCAATTTAGTTATTACAAATCAGCAATCAAATAGTACTTGCCATCTCTAAAATTATGCTTTTCACGGTAATAATTACGAACACCTACGCCGGAGATTACGGAGATTTTCTTATACCCTGCATCCCTGCTAATTGATTTTGCCTCTTCCACTAGTTTGGTTCCCAAACCCAAGTGCTGAACATGATCAGAGTTTTCTGAATCAACCGTATTCATCTTGCCATATACATGAAGCTCTCGTATCATGGCACAATCATATAGTTCCGGAAAAACATCTAGTCCTGAGTTAGGATCAAATCGTAGCCTTAAAAATCCAAGAATACGATCGCCTTGGTTAGCCTCAAAGGAAATGAAATATTCCGTAGCGATATCTCCCCTCTCACCAATGCTATGACTTTCAAACTTACGAACCACCATCTCGATGGTTTCAAAATCCACCAGCCTATTCCTCACCTCCCTGCATCGAATACACTTACACTTCTGATCCAACTCCACCAATCTTCGCTTCACCATATCTCCCAGATTGGATCGATGAGATCCTCCGCAAATGAAATCCTTGGTGAAGTCCCGCTGAATGCGATTGGTTCGGTTCCATTCATTAAGAGTTGTCTTGAAATAGACCGTTAACTCAATTAGTTTCTCAATATCCTCAATCCATGGGCTATATTTATCCTTATCATACCAATCTTTGATGACAGTATATGGTGTAACAATGGTAGGATACCATTTCAACTGATCGGCCCGGAAATATTTGGTTGTTAGGACTTGAGTGACCATATCTTTGTCGGCATCAAAAGTGGAATTGGGGAGACCTGGCATCAAGTGAATATCTACCTTAAAACCACAAGCTAATAGCTTAGCAATTCCTTCAATGGAATCCTCCACAGTATGTTGACGGTTAACCTTTTTCAAAATCTTGTTATCAGTGTGCTGAAATCCCAACTCCAACCGAGTAATTCCGCACTCCCGAAACTCGATAAGATTCTGATTGGTGATATAATCTGGACGAGTCTCGACTGTCAAACCAATCACATGAGCCTTAGCAGTTTCGTTAATCCTTTGTTCTTCCTCCAAAGATTTGGGAGGACGGATGGTATCAAGATCGTCCCAAAAGGTGTTGGCTGCATAGAAGATATCCCGACAGAACTGGCGACGGTAATAGGAATTGTAAGATGTCCAGGTACCTCCTTTCACGATTACCTCCAACTTATCCACATCCATCCCATTAGTAACATATTGAGCAAATCTATCTCGCATACTTAAAATAGCACTCCACCCATATCTCAGGGATCTAGCTACTGCTGGTTCTTTGTCCTCGTAACTCTTAGGCATATCTGGTTGTGAAGGGCAGAAATAACAGTTAAATGGACAACTAAAGCTCTGGCGGAGCTCCCCTGTCATCGGATTAATAAGGTTAGATAAATTGCTTCCCATCCCTAGAGTTTTGGTTTTGCTGTATGACTTTGTTTTTTCTTTCTTACTGATAGCTCGGTTAATATAGTTGATTTTGACACTATCAGAATTTATAATCTCAGTAATAATCCCAGTAGCTGGGTTAATTCTGACTTCGGTTCCCTTTTGTTCCTTTTGGATCGTCCCGTCATGAATAAATAGGGAGTTATAACCGTCATGGTGTTCAAAATAACCAAACTCTCCCGTCTCTGGATAAGGACTAGACAATAATGCAAATACCATAACTCCAGATGTCTCTCGCATCGCCTTCTTCTTGAAACAATCCATCAGTAGATTTTTACGATCGTTGGGAGGAATTCGGTTCTGTCCCTCCATCTTACGATATACATATAAAATCTCTTCCTTGCGAGGAGTGATCTTATATTTCCTCATCATCACGGTCATGAATTTCTGAACCATTTGAAATTTGGTTTTGTACTTTTTGACATCCCAAGATGAATCAGATATAAAATCTGTAACAATAGCTTCTAACTTTTTGATCTCATCTGCAGAATACTTCTCAGAAAATCTTTTGACAAAGTTTCTCTTATGATTATTCTTAATATCTTCAATATCCATTCTGACTTGACTATTAAAACTTCTAATTTTTAAAAGATTAGTTGTCAATTATTACCTAAATATCTCAAAAAAGTTAAATATAACTAAAAATTCTATAATATAATATAGTGGATTATTATCTTATATTATCAAAAAAAGTACTTTGAAGGTAATTACCTTCAAAGATTTAATTTCAGTTAAACCACTTTTATTGATCTGGATTCGATCGTCTCTATCGGATCGACTGTGGATTGATCTGAATCTAAATAATTGTTCTGATTATAAATGCAACAATCAGATTTATCAAGGTTACAAACGTTTATTGATAATTTGGGTCAAGATAAAGTTTTAAGTGATTCCTGGGATGAAAGATATATAGATGATATCTATGCCATGCAAGGTTATAACGAAGCGAAATCCTTGGCTAGAATGAAAAAGAGATATGTTAATATTGATGAAACTCTAAATGACGGTTATTCAATACAATCTTATAAGAGTTCTTGCGATGTTCCTGTCGGACCGAATGAATGCGATGTATGCTGTGATTATAAAGAAGAAACCCATCAGTGTATTTACAACGAAATGAAATGTAACCGGTTTTTTGCCAATGCGGTTCATAATTGGTCAGAACTCTGTGGATATCATATCTTGTTCTTACAAGGCAAAACTCCGGGAACTCCAGGCCATCCAGGACCCTGGAACAAAGAAACAAGTTATATTATTGATCCATTAACGAGGATTTTAAAATATGGAATTCTAACTGCAGATTCAGAACCAGGGTTAATGATATATGATGATAAAATTGGAGATTATATTCAAAAACCATATTTAACCATTAAAGGTCCAGCCGGGAGAATCCATCGCATACTGGTTAAGATACTGTATCCACAAGAACCTATCACACTTGATAATAGTATTATCAAATATGTACCTCACCCTATGCGGAGAGTAGATTTTGATGGGTATAATAACTACAACAAGGATAATCAAGATTATGTCAGTGTAATGTTAGGAATTGACAATCCGTCATTTTTAAGTTCTGACTATACTGATTATATTTTATCTAACCGTTTCTTTGATCACATAGCTAATATTGTTGAAAATACCGCTTAATCATAAATCTTCTTTTTAAATTTTTCATAGAAATACAGAGTTACTCCAAATTGAGGGGCTGATCTGAAAACACGAGGGAAAATACCTTTATATAGAGATTTAGGACCCTCATGTTTGATGATTTTTCGGCAACAATCAATAATCCCATCATAAGACATTTGTCCTGGTAGAGGTTTTACTTGAAGTCTAGTTTTAACGACATCAGCGGGTGTAGTAATTCCGGCAGCAGCGATTCCTGAAGCTGTTCCCACTAACAGCTGATAAGTTGCGCTGTCTTTATTTTCAACCTTTGATCTAAGAAACGTATAGGTTGGAAAATATATAGCCGAAAATGGAATATCCCTCATCATGCAAGCCATCGACCCCTTATATAACCCTCTAATTCCTAACTCCTTCACTACATTAAATAAAGGTAATGGATTATTAGGATATAATTCCCCATGAACTTGAAGACGTATCTTCGTAATTTCGAGAGGATTTGTAACTACGACTTGGGAAAGTCCCGCTAAGGATCCACTAATAATATTAAGACTTATCTCGCAAATTGGTGATAGGTTTTTATCTTGATATAATGAAGTCATTATATCATTAACGGTTAATTTAATAGCTTTCTCCGGGGCTACTCCTAATAATTGCGGCCTGAGACCTCGATAGAGTCCGAATACTCCTTCTCGAGTTATGATATTTTTAAAACATGATAGAGATGATTTGTATTTTCGTTCTGATCTTTGATTTTGCATACGTGTCTTCACTAGATCAATCGGATAAACGGTTGACACTCCTATACCTCCTGCCATCCCTCCAGCCATAAATAATTTCAACGGTTCGTATTTTGTTGTCACATCCATTGATTTAAATAAATAAATAATGTTATTTATTTATTTCATTATATTCTTTTTATTGTTTTAGAATTTCCAATGCATCATCAATACTAATTCGTGACATTGGGTCATAGACTAATAATCCATTAACAACTGTATCTAATTGATAATCTCCTGTATTAAGTTTATTAGGTAATACACCTTGCGATAATTTCATAATTACTTGTGCCATCAAGATGGCAGGACTAAATTCCCTGACATCTAATGACCATATATTATCACCAGTTGCAATCTCGTAAGCAGTAGCTCCAAGAGACCATAAATCTGATTGAGGGTATCTAACTATATTAAGGACTTCTGGTGGGATATACAAAGAAGTTCCTGACACCTCTTTACAACAATCACCAATCACTTTGTTATAGGGGGTTGTACATATAGATTCGATAGCATTCCGAGTAACACATGAGATACCCAGATCTACCAATACTGGAACTCTATTGTACCCGACAACAATGTTTGCAGGCTTAATATCATTATGTAATAATCCTTCTGAATGAATATATTTAATTCCTTTCAGCATAGCTATCAGGAGCATCTTAGTAGCACTATATACCAGACCCAAATCCCCGGATGTTCTTGCCGGTTGTGTGTATTTCATAACATCGGGACCCCTAACAAATTCCATTTCTATAACTACAGACTTACTGGATTGTTCATAAAAACTATCATAATAACAAACCACATATGGATTACAACTCGATTGGGATAGCTTTTGTAAAGACAAAATTTCTCGGAAAACGTTTTCTCTTATACTATCGGTTAATGGAATAATTTTAATAGCGACCACAGTTCCGGTTTTATCAGATATAGCTTCCTATTTTCTTGATAATTTTATAACGATTATTAACCGTATCTTCTTGCATTACAAAATTCTTCTTTATTGTTTCTATAATATGAAATTCCAAAAATGACTATATCTATCTTTTTAATTGTATATCAAATGTTAAACTATTTCTTTATATTATACCTAATACTAGCTAGGTTTTTCAAGATATGGAGTCGCAAAGTACAGATACATAGCATAGTTCATTGTGTTACTTCATTCTTGATAACCTCTTTTGTACTATTTGTTTCAACAGGTAACAGTCCCTTTGATATAAATGTTAGAGATATTCTAGTGAATGTATCCCCTGATAGAGAATGGTTATTTAAATTTATTATATTTCATTCACTTGGATATTTCCTGGCTGATACTGTAGATATATTTATAGATTACACAAATATTAAAAGAAGGGTTTATCTATTGCATCACATTGCCGCGATAGCTGGATTAAGTACGGTTTATTGGGGGTCATATATGTCAGTGTACCCAATTTGGGCATTGGAAATCGGAGGGATAGTTCATCACTTAAAACACGCATCAGAAGTTTATAGTTTTGGTCCAATTTTATACTTCTTAACTCATGTGTTATATCATGTGATTTATTTATTTTCGCGAGTGTTACTTGCTTTAAATGTATACGTTGGCTTCACTTGGATTTGTCATTCAGACAACATCCACGCCGATATTGTTGGTTTGTTGATAGCCTGTATTTTAATTATTCAGAACTTTTTATGGTGGATACACAATATCAAGAAAATTTTTGGTTATAGTGAATAACTTAACTTATTCGTCAAAAAAACATTTTATATAGATTAATATAAAATGTTGCTGGCAGCTCAAAAAGGAAATATATCAGAAATCAATTTGTTGTTAGATCGGGGAGCTGATCCATTTATTGAATGTAATACGTCTGACTGTGATAAAATGATAGCACCTTACGTATGGAAAAGATTATATCAAAGGGATATGGAGATGTCAAAAAGATATTCCAAATCTGGGGATATTAGATTACCCAAGGATATATGGGAATTAATAATGCTAAACAAACGTCAACAAATGTTATGTCAAAAATTATCAAGTAACAAAAATAAATATGTATTAGCAGCATTTGCTTCGCAAATGCTAATACCTATAACCGATAATATGAGCAAAGCCCAGTTATGTGGAATAATATCAAGACATTTAGTATATGGGAAATATTACAGTGAAAACACTAAAAGAAAAATAGAATCAGATATAAGGAAAATAAAAGAAGTAGCTATCTTATATGGGTTGGATGTGAATAGACCAATCGGAGAAATAACTGACGATATAGCTTCTATATTTAGGAATATGTAATGTATTCAGAATAAACATATAAATTATTAATTTCTATATTAGAAAAGGAAATGTCTATTCTTGGAAAAAATAACCCTTATGGTTTTAGTATACCCCTTTTGAAAACTAATGAAAAGAAAAGTAATGAAAAAAATAATTATGAAATTAAAGTAGCAATAATAGGTAATTGTTCCGTGGGTAAAAGTAGTTTAGTTCAAAGAGTGACATCTGGTAGTTTCAATGATAAAAGTTCCAGTACTATTGGAGCAGCCTTTTGTGTATTTAATCATAAGACGGAGAACAACAATTATAAATATCAAATGTGGGATACAGCTGGTCAGGAGAGGTTCAAATCTTTGGTTCCGGTGTACTTACGAGGTTCTAATATAGTTTTAATTGTATTTGATTTAACATCAAGATCCTCGTTTGAAGATTCTATTGGACATTGGCACCAAGAAGTTCTGAATAACTCCCCGGATGCAGTCAAAATATTGATAGGTTCTAAATTGGATTTAAAAAAGAACCGCGAAGTTAATAAATCCGAGGCTATTAGATTTGCGAAAAATAATAGAATGGAATACATTGAATGCTCTGCAAAAACTGGAGAGAACATTACCGAATTTAAAAATCTCATAATTAAGACAGGGATTGAAGAAATCAAAGCCTATGATATAGACACTGTATTATCCAACACTACACAGAAAGATAATATCGTCAGATTGACTGATGAAGACCCAACACTGTTAGATAAATTTAGATCTAACTGTGTGAATGGTTATCAATGTTATGGATTGTGATAAATTAACGCTCTATTTATTGGATATTACAGTATTTACCGTAGTAACTTAGTTTATTTTTCTTAGGTATAATATAATCAGTATCATTATTTTGATATGTTGTAGATTCCATATCTGTTTTTTCTAATTGCTTCTTATCGGAGTCAATATCTGTTTCACAATTTAATTTAGAAGAAATTATTGTTAAAATTTCTTCTTGATCATGTCTCTCTTCCAAAACATTTAATAACTCATCTGTTGTTAGTGGTTGATTTTCATCATTTTCGGAAATATAGTCAAAATCTTCTCCCGATCCATGACCTAAACCTAATTTATATTCAAAAGCATATTTGGCACAGTTTCGGCATGGAAACCAATAATAATCACATAAATCACACATTAAACACGTCTCAAATTCGTACTCTGATTCCGATAAAATTCTGAATCGTTCCCTGCATTGACGACATACATTTCCTTCATTAGGTGTTTCTAAGCAGATCTCACATAGACTGTCCATTTTTCATATAATATTTATATAAAATCTGAGTTTAATATCCAAAAAAAATCATTTAATTATAAATGAAACTTTTTGTAGTATCATACGCCAATACTAAGAATAAATTGTCTCTAAATTTAGAATCATCCTTGAAAAAATATAATTACGATTATAAGATTGTTGGGGAGGGTGAAAAATGGGTAAATTTTATGACTAAGATAAAAGGGTGTTATAACTTCATTATAGATAATTTATCGGAAGATTATGTTGTAATTATTTGTGATGCATATGACGTTTTGGCTTGTGATTATTCAGATGTGACTCTTAAAAAGTTTTTACGATTAAATAAGAAAATAATAGTAGGAGCGGAGAACAAATGTGGAACCAATTGTATAGATTTAGATAATTACTATAGGTATCATAATGAGAAAAGATTAAGATATCAATATGCTAATGGAGGGTTCTACATGGGATATAGAAATGAAATTCTTAAGATGTTGAAACATATGTTGGATAGTTGTATACCCGATGATCAAATATCTATGTGTAAATATATCAACAAATACCCAAAAAATATAGGTATAGACAGTAAAGGAGAATTAGTTTCAAACATACAAATTTATTCTTATACTGATACAGTATGGAAAAATAATCGAGTATATAACAAATATACCGGAGAGCATCCATGTTTTATTCATACGCCGGCTATAACATTTGATATGGCCTATAGACTTGATTATTTCGGTCAACGTATATTAGGAAAAAATTATAAAAAATTAAGTTTAAGCGAAAAAATTACAAAGGCCTATAATAAAATAACAAAAAGATTATGGATAATTTTATTAATTTTTTTATTTATAATTATATTTTTATGTTTATATAAATTGAGCTATGAATGACGAATACACCACATTATATTGGATAGTTTTAATTATATCTTTATTTTTAGTTGTATTTATTATTCCAAGATTATATTTTTACACAGCGGAAGGACATGTAACTAATTATTATCAAAAAGATATAGATCGTGATAAATATACTACTGATGAATTAATAGATAAATTATACAGATTATCCATCTATGATTATTGTAAAGTCAGGTGGCATTACACATTTTTGTTAAGTATAGTTATGGCAATTTTTGTACTGTTTCTAATCAACGGTAAATTAGATCTTAAAAATCTAATTATCTTAACTCTTCTCTTTTTCGTCGCTATAGAAGTACCAAATAGATTAGAAAACGGGCATCTAAAAGGCAAAACTTTCAACAAAGCAACTTTGATATATAGTACGGTGATAGAAAGAAATAGACATAGGAAGTAAAGAATCTGTGCAAGATTCATCCAATAAACATAACATATTATATTTATGTTATGTTTTTATTTAAAATCAATGAACTCCAGAATAAAACAATTTAGGTTTCCGATATTGGATCGGAATGTTAACAGTTAGAATTGATCAACCTTACTCAGTTGGATCAGATTATAACTGATAAAAATTACCTATGGTTATCTTTATATTTTTGTTGAAACCATTTATCTACTATTTTTGTATTTTTAGAATTATGGTTTACTCCTCCGGATAAACTTATAGTAGATATAGATTTTAAATTTGGCCAGAAAGTGTTTTTATATCCCATACCCAATGTATTAATGGGAATTTTATTCAACCATAACCAACCACTTATCCAATTATCATCTACATATTTAGCATTTTCTGGGGCTGATTTGTAATCAAAAATATCCTCCGGAATCATTCCGGCTTTAAGTATATATCCGCCGCAACCAAATAATAAATCGATATTTTTATCTCCATATATATATTTATATATTCGATTCAAAGAGTTATCGTCAGTATTACATCCGTAATTACTTATAACTACCATTTCATCCCATTTTTTAAAAGAAGTTACCAATGTTTCTACTAATCTCTTACCATAAATCATGTCGTCATCAACTACGATAATATTAGTTTTGGGGGATTCATCTCGGACGGTGGGTAACAGTTTGGTAGAAGGACCTAAATCTTTTTCCACCCGATATATTTTTACATTTGTCATCTGGTCAAAAACCTTAGGTATTTTATATTTCTGTCCTTTCATAGTTTTATAAGGTATATTTAATCTTATTTCATCTACCCTTTTGGTCTGGTCTAATAATGAACATAATGTGGGTGCTATTTTATATAATCGAGAGGGAATTGTAGTTAGGGATATGACAGTTCTATCTTTAAGAGGCACCCGGGAAATGTATTTGTATTTTTTATCAAGACGTATTACATCATTCCATGTTTTGTTATTTATTGAAATATATCGGAATAAATCAGAATATAACATACATGTTAGAATTAAACATATAAAAATCACTAGCAAAAGCCATAAAATCATAATTTTATATAATATATAAAATTATATAAAATATGTCGAAAGTTTTCATATCTTTAACTACTATCCCCACTAGATTAGAATTACTTAGGAAATGTCTAGATAGTTTGATTAATCAAAGGTATCCAATTGAACAAATTATATTAACTATACCTAAGAATTCCTTGAAAGGTAAAAAGATTTCCAGATTACCTCCTTATCTATCTAACCCCCCTTACTGCGATTGGGTAACCATTGTGCGCCCCTACAAAGATTATGGTCCTGTTATGAAATATATTGGAGGTTATAAGCAATTACCGATAGATTCTTTGGTGTTTGTTTGTGATGATGATCAGCAATACAATCACAATATTGTGAGTAGGTTAGTAGATAGATATAATAAGGTAGATGAAGATCAGCAGGATAAAACAGTTATTTGTGGTGACGGATATACCATAATTGGAACTGACACCGTCAGAGGGGTTGGATCGGTTCTATTACCATTTAATGGTATCAAAACCATCCGACATGGTGTTATGAATGCCTGGTCATATGTAAGAAAAGCGTGTCAGTATGTTGATGATAATTGGGCATCGATTATTTTAAAGAAGAATAATTTTAAGGTTATTAATTTAGAGTTATCTTTTTCCAAGCGTTATATCGATGGGGTATCATATAATCCTCCGGATGGTTTAGCTTCGACTACCAATAGATTAGGAGATATTGTCAGATGTACTTACGCTATCGATCATGAAAATACCTATCCAATTGTTTCGATAGTAATGGTTCTACTGTTTATTATTGTTATATTGGTTAACCATTACTATTTATCATATTATTAATCAACTCTATATTACATATATCGATTGTTTAGAGTGCAAATAATAAAATATTACTTATAAGCGCCTCGTTTAATAAACCATTTATCCACAATTTTGTCATTATTCTTACTCTTGTTAATTCCCATACACAACGATTCAGTTCGGAGCGAACTTATACTGGGTAAAAATGTGCATCCTTTTAACATTCCTAACATATATATTCCGATTTTATTTAGATTAAGCCAACCGCTGATCCAATTATCATCTACAAATACAGCTTCTCTAGGTCCTACGTCATATTCGAATATTTCTGGTCCTAACATACTTGGAGTTAGAACATATCCCCCGCAACCGTATAACCTATCTACATATCCACTTCCTTTCCAATGGTTAAGCGTTTTTGTTAATTGACCATCTTCTACATTAGATCCATAAATGGTAATTACGTCGTATCCTTTATGCTTCTCAAAAAAACTAATAAGGGTTTTAACAAAATTTTGACCATATATCATATCATCATCAATCACAATGATTCTAGTATCTGGGGTTTCATCTAATAAAGAAGGTAATAATTTTGTTGATGGGCCTAAATCTGTTTCAACTCTATGAATTGTAACGTTTTTCAGACTATAAAGTATATCAGGGATTATATATTTTTCTCCTTTCAAAGATCGATAAGGAACATTAATACGAATTTCATCTACCCTTCTGTCCTGAGATAATATAGAACACAGTGTAGGATAGATTTTATCAATTCTTGATGGTGTAGTAGTCATAGATATTACAACCCTATGTTTAGTTTTAACGCGACATAATTTTCTGTAATTACTATCTAGTTGTTTAAGTTTTTTATTATTACATTTGTTTAACCATATATATCTAGGAAGATTAAGATAAAAACATAGTGTTAAGATGGATATAATGATAATTAACAAAATAATTAGAAAAATCATTTACTTTTAAATGATTTTTTATTTTATAGTTTACATATTCCTAAATATGTAAATATCATCAATTATTTTTCCTGTTGGTCTATTCAGATCCAATCCATATGTGATAGCTAATTCTTTTGATATATTTAAAAAAAAATCATCCATTGAAGTTTTTGTCTACCAGAATATATATCCTAATCCTCACTCATACGATAATTATAGTTTGATCTCGAAGTATTTTTCAACTTAAATAAATATTCTTCAATTAAAATTTAATTATGAATCGCCTAGAACTGGATGATTTAATCTATACTTATCCGAAGCAAAATCTACCGGGGTTTCAAACTTTTATTACATCTAAGAAAGAGTTCAGAGAAACTGCTTCTGAGACTACCGAACCAGTTCCTCGCAGGGGAGAGTTGTTTAAGCATCAGCAATATTTACTACGTTTGATGAGACAATATGATAATCAACTGATAATTTGGCGAACGGGTACGGGTAAAACGTGTGGTGTACTATCTGTATCTGAATACTACAAGACAATCGCCGGAGCATTGGAAAATATGAGAAATAGTGAAACTGCTCCATATAAACATACGTATGTTTTAGTGAGAGGTCCTAATTTGATTGAAGAGTTTAAGTTTCAATTAGTATGTAAATGTACTGACGGTGATTATATTACTGATTTGGTAAAAAACTCTACTACCGCCAAACAGAGAAAGAACAATATAACTCGGAGTATTAGTAAGTTTTATACAGTTACAACTTATGGTATGTTTGCTCGAGATTTAGTTAAATTAACTGATGAACAGGTAAAACAAAAGTATTCACAATCTATATTTATTGTCGACGAGGTTCATAACTTAAGGATGGATGTTGAGAAGGGTAGAACTGTTATTGATCCTAAAACGGGAAATAAAATTGTAGTTAGAACTGTTAAAAAGGGTGGTAAGGATACTGATGTATATGTAGAACAGAGATTGATATATGATCAGCTGTGGCGTATCTTTCATATACTAAGTCCTCGTAAGGTAATGCTATTATCTGCTACCCCTATGATTAACGATGCCTCAGAAATCGGGCCTATCTTAAACTTGCTCCTCCCTGAAACACAACAGTTACCCCTCAATGTATCTTATGGTCAAATTAATATTCAACAATTTGAACCATATTTACGTGGATTGGTATCGTTTGTTAGAGAATTAGAAACGGGTGCCATTCCACGATATCAAGGTAAGCTCATTAACGCTCAATACACGATCGATGGAAAACTAGTTCCTTCTCAAATGATTATTTATGCTAGTCAGATGTCAGATCATCAAGAAAAAACATACAACACGGCAGTTAACAATCCTAAAGCTCTTAAACCGGGCTCGGATAAACCAGAAGCTTTTTTTGATCTACAGCGCCAAGCGGCTAATTTTGTATTTCCGGATGGATCTACTGGAACGGAAGGATTTAGAAAATATATTCAGGATTTAGGTGATGGGAATTATGAGGCTAACAGAGAATTAAAACCGTGGCTATCCAGTGACAAACATTTGAGAATTTTATCTTCTAAATTTGCAGAAATAGTTAGATTATCAAAAGAGAGCCCGGGAAATTCATGGTGTTATTCTAATTTTGTTATCGGTTCAGGGGCCATTATACTAAGTTTATGCTTTGAAGGACAAGGTTTCACTAAATTTGCGGAAACTTCCTCCATTTTCAAATCGATCGAAGGAACTAGATTACCTCCTCTATGTGCATCGGAAAACACCCGTGGTGTTACTAGACAAGTTAGAATTCAGAAAGGATTAAGATATGCTCTCTTAACTTCTGAAACTAGTGTTCCAGAAGCTTCTGCTCTTCTTGAAGCTTTTAATAGTTATGAGAACCGTCACGGGGAGTATATCAAAGCTATCATTGGATCTCCAGTTACTCGTGATGGCCTTAACTTGGGAAATGTATTACAAATTCACCTAGTTGGTCCTGGATGGAATCAAGCAACAACATACCAAGCAGAGTCTCGTGCTATTCGTTCTACTTCTCATGTCGATTTGATTGCAGAAGAAAGAGAAAGATTGATTTCAGAAGGAAAAAATCCGGACAATGCCTTTGTAACAATCAATGTCTATCGGCATGCCTCTATCACGAAAGAAGGTGGATCAATAGATGTTCATATGTATCAAAAATCCGAAGAGAAGGATCGAGAAATCAAGAAGATTATGAGAATGCTTAAACAAGTGGCTACAGATTGCCAAATTCATTATAATAGAAATGTGAGACCTGGTGATATAGATGGGTCAGCTCAGTGTGATTATGATATTTGTGAATATAAATGTTATGATCCGGCTCCTGACTTTATTGACTATAGTAGTTATGATGTTTTATATACTGATGATATTGTAGCAGCTACTACCATGGATATCAAAAAAATATTTCATTTGGAATTTAATATGAAATTTGATAAACTGTATCGCATACTAGATAAATATCGTCGGAAGTTTATCGACGAGGCAGTAGCAACCCTAATCCAAAACAAAATTCCTATTATCGATCGATATGGATATACTTCATATCTTAGAGAGGATAGAGGATCATTATTTCTGCGTCGTGATTTTCCGTTAGAATCTCGAGAACCTAAAGGTGGTTATGCTCTTTCTATCTATACCGAAACTTTAATAGGAATCCAAGAGATGTCCCTTAATGAATATATTGGAGATCTGCAAAAGGTAGAGCAAATCAATATGATAAATCAGTTACAAAAGTTGGATCCTGAAAGCCCCGAGTTCAATCAAATGATAGGCAATTTAAATTTAGAAAACAAGGTGGATTTGTTAGAGAGTTCAGTATTCCAGTTGTTTATTAAAAAGGTTCAAAGTCCCGCCATTCGGGCTATCATTACAAAGTATCAGACTTCGGTGTTTCAGGTTCCCGAGCCAGTAGCGGCTATTCAAATTACTGCACAAGCTTTGGCTAATCGAGGAAAGGGTAGAGGTAGAAAACCTCTACCTGGATCTAAATTCAAACTTACTTCTGAACAGCAGCAGAAGATGGAAGATGCCCAAGTTCAGGAAGGAGCAGAAACAGTATATATTCATACTTTATTTAATCAGGCATATGATCGTACTTCATATGCAGTTAGTGCCAAATTTTCTAAGGCTGATGGAAAAATTAGACTTCTCAAACCATCTGAAGGTGTAGGATGGAGAGACGTAAATCCTTATGAATTACCAGTATATAATACTATTGTTCAGAGACAATTAGAAGGAATGAGGAATGAATTTGAGAAATTCGATATCTATGGTACGATATTGGAGCCAGATAGAAAATTCCGTATCAGAGATAAGACCACTGAAGCCACCCAAGCTGCAATAACCGATAGAAGAAAAGTTAATCGAGGGCGCGTTTGTGAAATTTGGAATAAGCCGGGACTTATTGATATATTGTGGAAGCTAAAAATTATGCCGTTCAAAACCAAAGTTACGGAAAGCAGAGAAGAACTGATTGGTTATCTCGAAAGAGCTGGAGTACAGGGTGAAGATAGGGTATTAAATCAGTTCAGCGATGATAAACTAAGATTCTTCTTTATCTGGTACCGAACAGGGATGAACCGATCCCAGATATGTGCTCGATTACAGGAAGAACTCCAGAAAATGGGAAGGTTATTGGTAATGTAAACATTTTACAAATAATACATATATAATTATCATATTATATATGCTTGGATAACTCTTTAAAAGAATTGATTCTAAAATATCCGTTCATCTTATTTACTAACTTGAATAACATGAGCGGATTGTGTTTTGATATAGACACAGAGGTTTCTGTTTCTAACGGAATCGATATGAAAGAACTAGGGGCTATTCTTCAAAACTTCACATCAAAATTTTTGTATGTCACAGGTGGTCAGTTATATGGGGTTGATAATGTAAAGGATATTAATCCTTGTCACAGGTTGATTCGTTTCGAAAGATGTTTTCAACTTATCTGCAGGGATAATCAAACCATGCTTTATTGTTTCCGTAAGGAGCTCGCCGATCATCTTAACCAACCTCCTGTCTTCCAGGAGTCTAGTGAAATTAATGATACGATGGCTCAATCTCGAATAAATGAAACGTCTTCCCTAATTGCGGCGATTCGGATGAATCGGGAGAGTAAGAGGCCACTAAAGACCGGAGTTATCAAACCTGATTTCGGTTACCCTCACAAAAGATCAAAATACAATCCGATAACAAGCAAAGGAAAGGAAGAAGAGTCATCAAACACAGATTCCGACTCATCGGAATCTGTGTTTGATCCAACCGAACCAAAGGTATGTGCTATTGTAGCAAATTTGCTTCGTAAGAAGGCTGCAAATCAACAGACAAAAACCCGCGTATCTCTAAATCCAGATAATAATAATAACAACACATATGAATCCGAAGATAATGATAGCCTGTGTGAAACGGTTGATTCCGATATTAAGATGCCTGTAATAATGCCAATAGTTCCCCGAATGTTCAAGGATAATGTTAAACTTTCATCATTGCCTGTAGGACTTCAAAATGCGGTTGTTGATAAAGTTATGGAAATGAATTATAATGACTTACCAGCTGGCACTCTTTATTTCAATGGTTCCACTTTTTCCGTTCTGGTTGATGGTGATAACCTGTTTAGTCTATACGATTGTGATAACTTGTTAAATGTCGAACGTCTAAGACCCAATTGCTACAATGGAAATTATGATGGTACTCCAGGTTCTTTGCCTATTGCACAGTTCAGAGTTCACCAGTGTACTTACAAGGTATATGTAGAACCAAAGAAAGCAGAAACCGTGAGTGAATACCAAGGTCGTTTGACCAAGAGTATGCTAACTGAATTCGAAGAGTTTGGATTTAGTACCAATGACATAAAGTGTGGTATTAATGCTATATTATCAGAAAATCCCAAAGATATAACCTTTGGGAGCTGCGATGTGGAAGTTGATAGTAATGAAAATATATCCATATTTTTGACAGTGTTGAAATGTCGAGGTTTCAACACGGAACTGGAAAGTTTTTGGCCTAGTGATATCAACACCGAATACACATTGATCTACCGGTTGGTTAGAGATGGAGACTTGGATTCCAAAGACGAGGTAGAAATAGATTATTATAGTTTGGAGACTTTTAATACGGAGAGTAGTGAATCTGATTCGGATAGTTCAGGTCAAACCGATAACACAGAAAGATCTGATATAGAAATTCAAACAAACAAGAGTGAACTAGATAATGACAGTAGCGAGGAAGATAATATCCAACCAGAAGATATTATATCAGAGGAAGAAGGGAAAGATACTCAAATTAGTAATAATTCCATGTCCATAGTATCTTCTCTTACCTGAAACAATGGAAGGAATCTGTTCTAGGACACAGGATTAATGATGATAAAGATAGAGGAGAAGCGTGTTAGGTACTTTTATTACTTAAAGATTAAATCAAAAATAACAAATATTATTTGTTATTTTTCACAAATATAAAACAAAATGGATACTTCTATTTCATATAATGTTGTATCTAGTACTATAATTGATTATTTAAATACACCTATATCTACTACCAGCTGGATATTTTGGTTGTTCGTTTTATTATTTGTATTCTTTTTATTATGGTTATTTTTTGGCAGAGGAGATTACGAATATGTAGGATTGGCTCCCATGAAAATAGGTATAGATAGTACTAAATATGTAAATGGTGATACATATGCTGCAGTAGAAAAAAGTAATCAAACAGCAAAGAAAATTTCAGGAGATAATGAAGATACGACTATATCAAACAGTTTTACTGTATCGAATGTAACGAATAATGATAATTCTGTACCTATTACTTCTAGAGGAAGACGAATATCCAATGGTGAGAGAATTTGCAGAGAGGTGATGGAGGAAATATATAAGAAGCCCTTTCCATGTGTTAGACCCGATTTTTTGAAAAACCCAGAGACCAAGCGTAATTTAGAATTAGATTGCTATAATAAAGAACTAAAATTGGCGGTTGAATATAACGGAATTCAACATTATAAATGGCCCAATTTTACATGCCAGAGTAGAGAAGATTTTATCAAACAAGTCAGAAGAGATCGTTACAAGGTAGATACTTGTGATGCTAATGGTGTATATCTCATAACTGTTCCATACACAGTTCCTCATGATCAAATCAGAGATTATATTATGTATTACCTCCCCGAAAATTATGATCAAAGACGAGCTGATGAAAACAATAATCAGTGCTTCATAGGAGATAATTCCGATGCATCTGAAAGCTATGATGATGATATTAGCTCTTCAGAATTAAGTATATCTTTCGTGAATTATAAATAAAACTCGTAGATTTATTATATAAGAACCATCTTATATAATACTAACATAATATGATATTATTATTTAATTTCCTTTTCGATGAAATTAGTTAAATATATGGTGTAAATAGGTTTATTAAATAAGTCTAGAACATCGAAAGCCGATTGTCTTATAAATGTATCCTTCACTAAAAATATTAAACCATATAATACCCATCCTATATAAAAGAAATAAGGTAGAAATCCTGTATCTATATTCTGGTCCTGTAAGTATGAATTCCATTCATTAACATATACAAAAACGACAGCTAAAGCTAGAAATCCCAAGACAAAGAAAAACCATCTGATCTGATTGGCTGGAAAATAGCCAGCAAGAGGACTAGTTTCGGGATATTCTGACCAATAACCACTTACTATCATTATTTCATTAGCTATTATTGCCGGGATTATGCTTTTATTATATCCTTTTTCAACCGCAGTTAAATAAAAAGTTCCTAGCAAAAGAGGCGTTGTTAAAGCCCAATCTAAATATCTCCACCTTTGATACCTTTTAGGATCTGATATATTTAAAACAATCATATATTGCAATGAAGCTATAATTAATATACTGGCTTCTAAAAACTGTATCTTATTAATATTATCAGTACTTTGCTTTCTGTTAAATATAACATACAGAAAGACTATTATTAATGCAAATAAGGTTATTAGAAAAGTGGGTCTCATTTATATATGAATATATTTATATTGTCTTGGATTTTAAATCTGAATAATCTGAATAAAATAAATATGGATTTACATAATCATATTTATTTTTTAGGTGCTATGAACATCACATTGTTGGTGTTGAAAAAACCAGGTTTACCAGAATCCTTGGAAACCAGTAAAGAGACCATCATAGGCTTTTTTTTAGTACCCATGAATTCCCAATAATACACATCTTCTTCTGGATAATAGTAATCATCACAACCTTCAATAATTCTATTGTTTGGAATACTATCTTTTTTATTTCTATTATAGTATAACCTAGTCTTATTTATATTTTCTAACCATCTATCGATATCTTTATACAGATCAATAACAATCTTCTTACATTTTTTGTAATCGACTGCTACACCTTGTTGATCACAGTAGGTATTTATTAGATTTTCAAATCCATTTACAGACCCCTTAAGTGATGTTGACAGTGTTCTCATAGTTTCGGTAAAACTTTCCATATTATCAGTACCTCCCGAATTACGTAAACACATGCGATAATGTAGATCGCAACTGTCTAATACTTTATTTATATATTCTATTCCGTATTCTCCTTTTTCACCGTTCCATCTTCGCTTAAATGTTACAAACCAGCCATCTTTAGACATAGTTGTTTTTGTTTTATAACAAGGTTTGTGTCCTTCAGGTATTGTTGAAACAAAGGATAGAATAGACAAACAATCCTGCATATCAAATGAAGTACTTTTTTCTTCGGACATTATAATATGAAACAGATCTATTTGTACATGATATAAAATATGTTTTTGATATTATTTCTTTTAAAATTTCTTACCTTTTAGATTTAGCATTGCAAATTTATTAAAAGATATATAACCAGAGATAATACACAAGTCTTCAACTTTAAGATTTTCCCTTTATTTCGCAACACTATTTCTCATATTTCTCATTTTGCGGTTGAATGAGATTGGGTTCATAAATGGTCTCTTCAGTACTATCTATTGCTTCCTCTATTGGATATCCAAAAGTAGGATTGTCATAGTTAGGACGGTTTGATGTAAGAACGGAGGATTTTCGGGTGAATACTTGCAAACTTGGCATGTCCTCCGTCTCACAAAACACGCCAATCATTTGCATCTCCTCGATATTTGGAGTTATACTATCATCTATCGGGACTGATTTCCCGTTAAAATCATCAAAAAATATATGCTTGTTAGTGAAAGTAACGAACGAAACGCCTCCACTATCAAAAACAACTAAATCCCGGTGCTCTATATTGTAAAATCCTGTTGGGATAATATATCCGAAACCAATAATTACTTGATTCATAATGTATTATTGTCTTAATATCTAAATATTTAAGAGATCATTTTTATCAAAAATGATCTCTTAATCTATATCAAATCGGAATAATAATAAAGAGTTTATGGGAATATTTTAAAAATGCAAGAAAGTGTATACAGGGAATATACCAAGAAAGATCTATTTTTAAACCCTACCGATCAAGAATTGCCATATCGTCGTAGAAAAGATGAAGAAAAAACTGCTATTCATTGGGGGCAGAGAAAGCTTCTTCTTATATTGATTCAATTTTTATCATTGTTTTGGGATCAAAAAAAGGTCCCAAATCCCATAGTCATATATGCAGGCGCTGCTCCCGGAACTAATATTGCAGTTGTTAGTCAGCTATTTCCTGAAGCAAAATTCCATCTGTATGACCCTAATCCTTTTAAAATCAATAATACGGATAGAATAAAACTGTACCAACAATTATTTACAAACAAAGACGCTAAAAAATGGTCTGGAAGGAATGATATATATTTTGTTTCTGATATTCGTACCGCTGACTATCAGAAAACACGAAATTTAGATGAATATGAAACTCAGATACAGAGTGATATGATCAAACAGATGGAATGGGTTCAAATTATCAATCCGGTTCAAGCTCATTTAAAACTTAGATTCCCTTACACTGGTGGTGGTAGACCGACTCATGTTAACTATCTATATGGGTATGTCCTTAAACAACCTTGGGGACCACAAACTACAACCGAAACAAGATTGGTCCCGATCAGAAATGACAAAGATCAATGGAGTATCGCGGTTTGGTCTAGCCAGAAATATCAGGACCAAATGTTTTATCACAATGTGATAATCCGTGAACAGTACAAATATATTAACCCTTTAGAAAACAATAATACTCCTATTGATAGTCCTGAAATATTAAACGATTGGGATTCACGAACTGAAGCGCAGATATTGATGGATTATTTGAGATGTCGAGGTGCTGTCGTAGTGGGTTCGGCTGTAGTAGCATTATCTAGACTAATCACGCGTAAGCTTGGAATCAATAATCGATATAAAGATACTCTTCATATTCTTCGTTCGAATCCCCAGTTTATTAAAAGACGAAACATTAGACAAACAAGAGACGATTTGGATGAAAGAAGTTTGCCGTCTCGAGATAGGGGTGTCGTAACCGATTTAAATCCTAAGACCGTATTTAAATCTCCTATTTCTATCACTGATCAACATCAAATTCAACCTCCGTTCCAATCACCTCCATCTTTATCAGAGGATACTACTATCCGACCTCTTTCCGATCAACAGATAGAGGTTCCAAGTTCTGATCTCCGACCTCTTTCCGATCAACCAGTTGAAGTAACTGTATCGGAACTAGCAACAAAAATCGGTTTGGAATAATTAAAAATTAGTTAATAATATCATATAATAAATATTTATTATATGATTAATTCTTTGGCAATTACCATAAGTATGACCATGGTTTATACCACTTACGGCGTTTTTTGGGGGCAGATTGCAGCTCTGATTTCACGATTTCCGCTTCAGTCCTTTCTAATGGGAATTCAATAGATTCAGTCGTTGAGCACTCCTCGGGTAATCTCTCCTCTATATCGTATATATTATCATTAGGTCGATGTCTTTTAGGAAATGGTTCGATCTGATCCGTGGAGGACGAACTATTTTCACTCGGATCTCCAATACTAGATTTAACGGCCTTTGGTATTTCCCTAAACATAGAACTATCACTACAATCCGAACTAAAATCTGAACTAAAGTCTTCCTGGTCCGAATCTAAAATTTTATTGATTCTATTTACAATCTCTGTATCTACATGGAAAATATCATCAGGATTATCGAGATCTACTACATTGGTCGAAATGCCTGATTGTAGAATCTTTTTGTACTCTTCGGTACCTACCGAAATAATAACGGTATTAACTCCCAATATATCATCATTCCGGTTAATATATCCTACCATTTTACACTTCATCTTATTTTCGTCTAACATGGTGATAGACTTAACACCAAATTTATCATTTCCATACAGTTTATAGTATTTAAAATCTAGAACTAGACAAATTCCGTATTCCCCTTTGTTTGGATGTCTCCCGTATCTTAGTTCGCACGGAACAAAATTATTTCCTTTTGTGTAAGATCCAATTTTCGCGACTCCTACCACACTATCACTATAATCTCGGTATGCCATCTTTTAAAGATAGTTTAAAACATTTATATCTATCATTTTCAGATATACATGAATTTAATAAACTATCTGGGATATTGTCTAAGTCATTTATTTAATCTTATCTAATTATAATATATTATTATATAATATTATATTATTGGATAATTACATTCGTTGAACATTCGGGAATTTATAGAAAATTTCCGCTACCGGAACTTGTCTGTAAGTTAGGTGAAGATGTAGTCACCATTGGTTGACTGGTTGTTACAACGGAGTGACGGGTAACAGTTGGGTTACCTACAAACTGTTGAGTTCTAAATTGTTGTTGAGGAACTTGAGGTAATCTGACGGGACCTTGGTTCATTTGGTTCATTTGGTTATTGGCTGGAATTACCATCATGGCCGGAGCGGGGGCTGGACCATTTGGAGATTCCGGCTCTTCGCCGCAATCTAACGGTGGTACAAAATCATTAGGTTTCCCGGTAACTACTGAATGCATTTCGTGAACCTTTGATTCAGCATGACGAACGCGTTTCTGAACATCAGTTCTAGCTACGTTATATCCGACACGACCAACTCCGATAGCTCCTATTCCAGTAAAGGCAAGAGCTCCGACTAACAGAGCAGCCCAGATAAATCCGTCAGCTCCATTACGGTCTTCCAAATCAGGGTTGTATAAATCGTTCAAGACTATGTAAGCATATATGATACTGATAACCAAAGCTGCAAATAGCAACACAAATACTAAAGTGTGAACCCATTCGGATGGACACCAGGCGGTCTCATGTCCAGCATAAGCGATTCCTAATAATAAGTTTACGCCAGCACCAATAAATGCCAACCAGTAAGCTGTCTTCAAATCATTATCAGCCTTCTTCAAAGCACTAGATGATTCGTATTCTGGTATTTCTCTTACCTTATTAGATGCGGAGACCAAAAGAACTCCCATCACAACTAGAAGTATTGTGGATATACCTAATCCACCAGAGGCTAAAGCATTTGCTCCAACGTTAAGTCCCATTTCTTTTTTTATAAAGTTAAAATTTTTAGATTTATCGAATCGATTTATCTTTGCAATCAATTGATAAAGTTTTTTAATTATTATTTAGGATACCATCAATGAATTCTTCTGGAGTTAAAAGTTGATTTCCATCTGTATCTAATACATTAAAAAGTTCCTTAGATCTTTGAACTCCAAACATATTCAACAATTTACTCATCATTCCTACGTTTTCCTCAGTTTTCTCTTCCGTTTTGGCCATTCCATCATAAATATCGTTCAAAACCTTTTTAGAACGTAAGAGGGTTTCAATCACATCTTTAGCTTCTTCATAGGAAATATTAATATTATTAAGTTCAGTCTTAAGTAGTTCAGAAGTTACCATGAGATCCTTATTATTTTGTTTTAATAATTCCAATTGAGATTTATATTCTTCCTTAGCTTGGGAAACCGCCTCTATTTGAACACTAATCTCATCAACATTTTCTTGTAACCTATTATTTTCCTCTTCGTATATCGATTTGATTCTAACTAATTCCTCTGCGTTAACACGTAACTCTTCATTCGTCTTTTCAGATTTTTGGAGGTTTTTGTTGAGATCACCAATACTGGATTCATATTGTGTAGCCAAACTAGTTAGAGTTTCTACTTTACCCTTGGCCTGCTTTAGAAGATCTTCTAATTTAATAGTTTCGTCCATCAATAAATCTTTAGTCTCTTTTAACTCAGTGATTTCCCCTCCAAGCTCTTCGACATTAGTATTTAGTTTTTGATTGGTTTTTGTTAAATTCTTAACATCATCCTTAAATTTTATAACAAGATTTTCCATATCTCTGATGACTTTCGTGTTCTCATAAAAGATAAATCCAATTGGGATAAGCGCGATTCCTCCACAAATAGGTATAATTACAGTCTGTATACCCAATCCGCCTAATATAATAACTACAGCACAAGAAATAGCACCACCTACCGATAACGCATATTTAAAACTTCTAAACGCTCGCGAAAAGAAATAGTCCAGCATTTTTGTTATATAATAATATTTTATAATTATGTTCCAGATCAACAAACATAATCCATCCAAAATTATATATTACTTCATATTCTGAATATACTATCACCCCAAAAGAATTGAGATGGATTATTTTAAAATTCCATCTAAAAACTATAAATATGGAAAATATAGAGCTGAGAACCGGTCTCGTCATTCCGGATGAACCATCTTTAAATATCAAGACTTTTTTACTCGCATTTATGGCAATTGTATGGAGACGGGTATGGATAACTACTGTTATATATTGCGAACACAATAGGTTAAAATTATCATCTGATGTTGTACTGAAATGTTTAAAATTTAATATTTTTTCGGAAGCAGGAATCGGTAATACTATAAAACCGTATATTATTAAAGCGTTTAAAGATGGGTTTTTAATGCCCCAGTTCTATGAGAAAAATATATACGCTTCTCGTGCTGTTAAACTTTACAAAAAAGCTTATGAAATTGTCAAGTTGAAAAACGAAAAAATGGAGACAGAATTTATCAAAGAATATGCTTTATCGATATTTGATACAGATGAAAAGAATGTTACAGAAGTAGCAGAGGAGACCAATGATGCAGTTAATGTTATTAACAATCCAACTAATGATAATAGCGATAGTATAGATTCTACAGATAATAGTAGTGACAATGAAAACATTTATTTCAGGACTAATGAGGAATTTAGAACATTTAGTAAGATAATGGAGTTACCCGAAAAATGTAAATGTAAAATGTGCGAAATAGTAGATAGTTGGGATGTGAATATCGAATTGATTTATTCGGAAGATCCTTTCAGAAAAGTCATAATGAAAGGTTTATCGTTAGCATTAGACGGTACTGATATTTAATAATATGTAAATATAATTACATATTATTACCTGCTTTAACATTATTAAACTGCGAATTCTGCAGCTTCTCCCAACAATCCACCAGCTTCTTCCAATAATCCACCACCTTCTTCTGCCGCTTCAGCACCTTCTTCTGCCGCTTCAGCACCTTCTCCTGCCGCTTCAGCACCTTCTCCTGCCACTTCAGCACCTTCTTCAGCACCTTCTTCAGCACCTTCTTCAGCCGCTTCAGCACCTTCTTCAGCCGCTTCATCACCTTCTTCAGCACCTTCTTCAGCACCTTCTTCAGCCGCTTCATCACCTTCTTCA